GATTATCAGCAGATGATTACAAACTATGCATTCATCTACGAGGCTGCGGAGCCACCTATTTATAACTTTGTGCGGAATAGTTATCGTTGGGGTGATAAGGCCAAGTGCAAGGAGGCCTGTCAGTTTGTGTGGCGCTCTATAGAGCAGGGGAAGGTGGCATGCGATCCGAATTTCATGAATGAGCTGCAGACATATATGCGCCTAGTGGGTTAACGTGTTGTGTAGAAGTTAAGCACCCCCTAAGGGGGTGCTTATGTTGAGCCAACAGCGCAGCACCGGCTTCGCCGGTGGGCGCGCTAAGTAGGTCGGCTCTGCCGACCTTTTACAACACAACTGTAGTCATGTAGGCTAGGTTAAGAACCCCCAAAGGGGGTTCTTAACTTTGGCACATGACGTTAACGGCGCCCACCCCCCTTCTTAGCGCCGACCACCTTCAGAACAAGGTAATAATAGAAGATATATAGAACACTGAAAAGGTATGCCAGTATCATATAAAATATGGTCGGAGCCGTGGCTGTTCCCACAGATACATTGTATGTGTAGGAAAGATACGCCGCCCATAGTCCAGTCAAAATGACTACTACTCTAGTTATGTTGTCATTAGACTTATATCCAGAGTTCGAATCGAACTCGGGGAATGCCCTACTACTTGTCGAACCTAGGTAATAACTACCACCAGCCACCATTTATCTAAATGATGCCAAGGTTTAATCCTCGAACATCGGATTTGCGAGGCCATTCTCGAATCGCATCCAGTTCATGCCGATACAGAACACTTTCACTTCCCATTGCGCGTCGTTGATACCACCAGGAGGGGCCACATCCAGAACAAGACGTAACGCGTTTAGACGACTCGCGTTCATGGACCCACTTGGCTGGTGCTCTCCAGGTGTCTTGGCAAAAGAATAGCCGTAGATAAATCGGCTATATGCGGCGTAGCCTCCGCGATGGGCGGATGCGATACCCTCGCGATAAAACTGCTCATCTGCGTCACATAGAGAAGTGCCGTTCACTTGTATGATGGCATTTTGTAGCATGGGAGTCTTGGCGCGAGTGAGCCACTCGGATTCCAGGACACTCGAATAGTTCGTCCATTCATTATTCATACTGGCGCCCTTGCGTCTTATAAACCAGATAATCTCCTCTATAGGGTGGTTCGCCTCTAAAGGGAGCTGCACACGAATCGTATCTTGACGCTTCCCAACACTATATTTCAGCGGCTCGTCGAAGCTGAATGTCTGGACTTGCCTATGAAGAATCTCGAATGGCTCGTGCAACATCTTGGAGCGATAGCTACCATCTACAATGGCCCCGTAGGTGAGAAGTTGCACAGATTTGAAAGGGGGTGCAGCCACACTCCAATCACCGACGCTAGATTTCCAGACACTATCTCCGTATGTAAAAGCAAATGTAGGTTTTCCTGCGTCCAGTGGACCAGAGCGCCATGCCTGTTGGGCGACATCCCAATAGTAATATTTACCTGGGACTACAGGGTCAGGATATGCTATATTAAATGGTGGTGGCATAGGAGCCCACGAGCCCAGACCAGTCGGGTTCCATTGATAGAAGGAAGATACTGTAATGGCCGTGGTAGGCACGAATATCCAGCTACCCCTATGTGTTTCTATAGAGTAGTTCCAGGTATATGCTACACTATCAATAATAGTCGTGAAACTATAGTTAGGCGCAATATCCCATACGCCACTCACAGTCCCTTTGTTATATTTCCATGTGCAGCTTGAGAAGGTGAAATTTGTAGGTGTAGGAGGAGGGACAGAAGTGCAAGTATCACGATAGCCGCGCATTTGTCTAACACATTGGTCGAATGGCCTCAGCGTAATATGAATCTTCACATTACCTTCACGAATAGCAATCATTGGGAGCGCCTCGTGAAGACGAGAACGCATGAAAAAAAAGGGAAGAATGCAGTTCAGATTACCGTTCTCTACAGGGAACATGTTGGGAGGCCTACTTGGGTCAATGAGCCGCCGAATAGTTGTTTGACCCAGATGGTCATACGCTACGCCGAACTGGGCATTATAGTCTGCAAATAGAGTGCTAAATGTGTGTATGAAATCGCCGTCGATTGTTTCTAGGGTTTTTCCGTCTATTTCCAGCTCTGCAAGTTGAATAATAGCAGAGCCGAGTGAGTTCGCGTATTCCCAGGCGGCTGCGCGGTCCTCATAGTTGATTTTTCCAGCCGCATATACATTCTGTGTTTGAGGGTCGAGCCAATGGTCCAGGCGAATCTGTAGTGCAGTTCCGAGAAGAAGGTCGCCGATTTGTATAGACCCTAGGTCGAATGTGAAACGCTGGCCGAAGGCTGCGGGACCACGCAGGGCTGTTTCCTGAACAACAGGGGTGAATGGAAGGAGGCGTCTATCCTGGTCGCGCGTAAACCATGTGATTTCGCTGCGAATAGGGAAGATGTCATTTTCTTGTAGGTCGCGATTCGTGAGGTCAAGCAGAGTTGTGATGGGGCCCATGGCCTTAGGGTCTTCCGTGATAGGGGTTGCGTATATGGATTTGGCGCTCCCCGAGCCTTCTGAGTTTCGGATGCCGCGTGCCTCGTCACTCGAAATGGGAGTAATATTGGGCCCGAGTTGTCGAGGGCCCGCTGAGCCCGCTGAGCCCGCTACGCCTAGAGATGCGGCCGTTACACCACGAGGCACCACAGATCCTACCCCGTAATTTCCTAAAGCGCCACTGCCAAGACGATATTCATTGAGACCTGATAGCCAGTTGGCCTGTGTAGATCCGGCATTCATGGCTGCTAGTTGTGCATCACTAGGAGGTGCGGCAGAGCCAGGAGCCAGAAGTGTCGTCAAATACCGACTGACATCGTCGACGGTCGGTGTAGGTGACGGAGGTGTAATAGCGCTCGGATCAGGAGGCACATATGACACTTCTCCCGTAACAGTGTTCCTATATATAATCTTACCTTGTGCGTCCATGGCCTGTGTCCATGCAGCGGATGCTGGCTGAGGTGTTGTGCTCCCTTGACGAAAGGCACTGAGACCTGCTAGCCATTTCTGTTGCCCCGCAGCTGCGGTCTGTATAGATTGTTGACCGACGATTGTTTGACTTGTAGGTGGCGGTGGCGAAGAGCCGGGGCCTGTGCCATATGCCGTATTTAGATTCTGTATTTGACTACCCCACCAATTGGGTGCAGAGCCACCGGCCATATAAGCTGCTGCCGCGGCCTGGTAGTCTGCATCTGTAAAAGGTGGTAGGGTATTGCCGCTACCGCTACCGCTCATCTGTCTATCCTCCTTTTTTGCTTTTAGGCATTGCCTAAACAGGGGGCAGTAATCCGTAGAAGATGTTACCACTCGGGGTCGGAGGCGCATTTTATATCAATCTGGCTCACCGTGAAGATCGTCGTAAGGAGATAGAAGGTGAACTAGCCACTATAGGAATCGCCTGCGAACGCTTCAATGCGATCAAAGGTAATCCTGGTATTGTCGGATGCGGATATTCACACCTCGGTGTGCTTAAAGAAGCCAAGGCACGTGGCTACGGCTCCGTGCTGATTTTCGAGGACGACTATAAGTTCCTCGTGGATAAGGATACATTCTGGTCTACGATTGCATCCGTGGAAGCAGACTTATCCGGTAACTACGACGTAGTTATGCTCGGATATGGGCTATTCAAGTCGACGCCATTTAGCGAGAATCTTATGAAAGTTATGGATGCACAAGCCCCCTCCGCCTACATTGTTCATTCGCGCATGTATGACCGCCTTATAGAGTTATATGAGTGGGCCATGCCGCTTCTGCAGTCTACCGGGAGACATTGGGAATACGCGAATGACCAGGTTTGGAAGCGCCTACAGCCGACCGCCGACTGGTATGCCACTACACTGCGCCTAGGCAAACAACGCCCATCCTATAGTGATTGCAATGGGGCCTTTGCGGAGTATCTGAACGCCTAGTTTCTAGTTCCCGTATTTCAGAACTCCTCTATCTTTTTCAATGTTGTATATGGCCCACGAATCCACTACTGCCGTCATCTCCGTAGATGGTGCGCCGAGGGCCGTATCATTCTCAACTAAGCTAAGCGAAGTATACAGTGTCGGACGATCCGCCGTTGTAAAGTTCACTACTCCTTCTGGCTGCCGGTCCCATGGCGCTCGCCTGCCTCTAATATCTCCCAGGTCCCAGTTCATTTCTCCAATCCCTGGACCCGGGTCTCTGTCCTCCTTTGCAAGATGTGTAAGAAGACTCCATACGAGAGGAGTAAACAGTGTTTCGCGGTCGCGCGATGCAATAATGAGTGACTGGCTAGTGTAATACTCTCCTCCAGGGATATCTGGAGAATAACGCCATCTACGATTCGTGCGCAGGTCATTCTGGCTCCGTGTGAACCAGACTATTCTGGAAGCCGGGTGTTGACCATCTACACGCTCCGTAACAAGGGCTGGAACGCCTCGGACAAGGGGAGCATAATCTTTCGGGCCGAATGTGTATGTGTTTTCATATAATCGGGAAAAGGGGATCTCCAAAGGTTGGGAGCGGAGGGCCAACTGGGTCTCTCCATCCACATATACATGGCGCGTTTCCAGCTGCAGGGTGGGAGAAGCAATATTGTTCCGGCTAATCGGGCTGAAAGAGTGTGCACCATTGATTTGGAGTGTCCGGAGCCATGGCTTCGGTGGTGCCGTTGCCGCTGCTGCGGATGTCTCTACCAACTCCTCTAAAGGGCGGAGCTCGAGGCGCACCTTGAACGCTTGTTTGCGCATTGCAATACTCGGAAAGCCATTGCGACCTCCTACAAAGGGAAGCTCGAGACGAATACGAGAGGGCGTAGCCGCCGCGGCAATAGCGGCCTGTGTGCCATCGTGCCATCCGGTAAGGGCGTTCTCCAAATAGGCAGAGTTGAGAGTTCCACGGGCTGCGCGCATGGCAAAGAGGGCATCGCCGGTGATTTCTTGCAGAAGGAGCTTGTCCTGGAAAATCTGGATCTTCTTGAACATGAAATATCCGATGCCGTTCGTGTATCCGTAGGATTCTCCTGTGGTCGCATCTGTTATCAGATTTGTTGGAACGATGTTTGCGGCGGCCTCGTTCGGGGGAAGCCAGGTGGGGAGGTCCACTAGAATGGTTGGGCGAACGAAAATGTCTCCTGCGACTTCGAACTCGAACTCGCAACTACGGCCGAACTCGGCGCCGTTCAGTGGAGGGATGCGTCGGAGCTCCTGCAGATGAGGAGGAATCCGGTCGTAACGATTCTCAAACGGGTTAATCGTCTTTTCCATGTCGTCGTCGAAAAAGTAGGTGTCTTTGTTTCCTCGGTTTATTGCTTCGTATAGGGCTCCTTCGGTCCGGAGACCGGCACGAGTGGAGGCCATTCTGAAGAGAGGGAAGAGTGTGTGCCATAGGTGGTAGCAGCGCGCCTAGCCTAAGCCACAACTTTCAGAAGAATCGATGCAGCCTTGTCCTCACTCTTCGGCATCGAAACTTGCGCCACCCGATTCATTTTCGGAATAGGAATCTCAACATAGTTCTTCTCGCCATCCATAACCCATTGTGTCATAACCTTCTTTATCTCGTTGTAGCCGAGCACAGCCTCCGAATATCCGACACGCTCCAACTCTTTCAGCAGCCGAATCGTCTCCTTCAGCCGGTCGGCCTTGCACTTATCGGGCATTCTACTCTCTAGAGAAGGGCGCGTTTAGGCTAAGTCAGGCTCTTACACAACTTCCTATAGAGATGTCCACCTCGATAGAGAAGCTGGAAAGGCGAATAATACTGGCAACACATTATATGCCAGGGAACACGGGCATACAGCTCGCCACTGCATATATTCTGATGAAAGAACTCGGTATAGATATCATCGAGCTGGAGCAAAAGGATAAAATATATACAAACGTATTTCAATGCTTAGAAGAAACATGGCTCTCCTTATATCCATTTCTAGGGGAGACAATCCCTCCACCATACAGTAATATCATGACAGATAATATATACCTGGGTGGATATTTCCAATATTCTGAGCCACTCGTCAAGCACCGTGATAGCATTATCGAGTGGTTCGCAAGCTGTGATATGAAGATCTCCTCAAAAGGCACAACGATGCGTGAATTTATGGAAGCTCAGCCTGTATTACAACCAGGATTAGAAGATATTGTTCTACATGTGCGCCTCAGAGATTTTGTTCAGGCGAAACTGGTGATGGACCCTGCCCCGCAAATAGCTCTACTGCGGCGAGAGTTGAAAGGGGGGAGCCTCATTATTGTCTGTGAGAAACCCTCAACAGCCGAAGAAGAGAACTATCTGAAGCTTTTTGAAGAGTTTGGCCCGGTTATGCATCATGGAACAGAGCTGGAAGATTTCGCTATTCTACGCGGCGCCAGGCGCATCATGGTATCTAACTCCACATTTTCCTGGCTGGCAGCATTTGTAGGATCTGCTACTCAGCGCTGGATTCCTGTGCCCACCTACAATGAGTTAGGCAAGATTGACGAGGCAACAGATACCCTATACGAGGCTTCGAACGGATACCCAATAGAGCAGCTGGCCATTCCTAAAGCTCTAGAGCCTATGTTGCCAGTCACTGGCGAGTTCCTACAGAGTATGTGCGAATACACGATACTCGATGGGGGGCATCAAACGCATTTTAGCGTCGACTATGCGTGCC